GAGGTTCAACTTGTCCACCAATCCTTATTCCTGTCTGTTTTTCAAAATCTTTCTTTGCATCCTCAATATCTTTGGTTATTCCTTTAACAGAATCAGGGAATCCCTCAAACTTTTTCAGAAGCTCATCAAGTTGTTGTTCGGGGTTTGATCCTTCTAATCCTTGAGGCTGTTGAGATGTTCGATCAAATGTTTGTTCTGGTCTTGGAGGACCTTCTGGACGAGGTGGAGTTGGTAAAGGTTGATTTGGTTTGTAGTCCTTACCACTTCTAAAAAAATGTAAAACAGCAAGCCCACCTACAGCAAGTAAACCGAGCTTAGCACCAGTACCAAGTTTGCTTTGTTCTTCTTCTTTATCAACTGCTTTGGCTTCAGCTTCGGTTTCGGCTTCTTCTTTTGTATTTGTACCAGCTGCCGCTGCTCCTTTTGCTTTTGGAGCAGGACCTTTTTTCATTGCTGCTTTTATTATTTTAACTTCTTTGAGTATTGTATCTAAAATACTCTTGTTGGTAGTTTTCTTTTTCTTTTCTTCTTGCTGTTTCTTTTTTCCTCTACCAAACAACAAACCTAAAACAGGAACTTCGCTAACTACGGTTGCAGCAGCAACTCCTTTAATCGCTTTAGTTGTGTTTTCTTTTACTTCTTTATATGCTTTACGAGGATTAGCAATTGCTTGTCTAACTTCTTTGTAAGTTTCTGTAACAACTTTCTTTGCAGCAGCAATTTGTCTTAGTTCATTGTTTGAAGCTACAATGAGATCTCCTACCGAAGATCTTTCTTTGACCTTTGGAAGCTTTTTATTTTTAGTATTCTTTTGTGTAGCCATTATTGCTGATTAAGAGACAGTGTTGGTGTATAATTGAATATTTCAAACTTAGCAAAACCATCTCTGTCTCCGTAAATTTGCGGAACAGCTTCTGGAAGCAAAGGTGTTTTGACTGCAGCTGACGATTCCGTACTCACAGCATCTATGCTAACTTGGTTTTGTGGCTCTTGAGCTTGATCTACTGCCATCGAAGCCTGTGCTATATTTTCTCCTGTTGAGGGAGTTGGTGGTGTAAGAGTAGGTGCTGCACTTGCTGAAGGAGCACTTGGAGCAACATAACTGGCTTCGCTTGGTGTATTGCTTACAGGAGTAGCAGACATTCCAGCTGGCTGTGTTTGAGCTGGGCTAGCTGTTGCTGCCGGTGGTTGTGGAGCAGCAGCTGCTGGTGTTGGTGTTGGTCTTTCTGTTACCTGTGGAGTCTTTTTCACTGCTTTCATTAAAGCATTAAAGTCACCACCAGCATCAGTTATTCTAGTCTTTGCTTGTTCTTCAGTAAGAGGAGCGTTTCTTTGCCATACATCAATAAACTTACCATCAGGTGTGACAGCAACACCAGCTTGTCTCTTCATAAAGTCTACAGCTTTTTTCTCTTCCATTGAAACAGGAGCAGTGCTGGTAGCTGGAGCAGTAGAAACAGGTGTTGGAGCAACACTAGGTTGAGGTGTTGTTGCAGCCGGAGCTGGAGCAGTTGTTTGTTCAGGTTGATATGCTGGGTTTGTATCCATTCTAGCAAATTGTGCTTGACGAGCTGCACGCATTGCTTCACCAGGAGTACGGTAAACACTTTCTTTGTTTAGCTTTTCAATCTGAGCTTGCTGCTCTGGTGTTCTTTGTTCTCGTGGTATTGCTTCAAGTTCTTTTAGAGTATTTCGTTTATCTTGCTTATCTCTAAAATCTTTGGCAATTTGAATGGCCGCACCAATTGCTCCTGCAATAGCAAGAGCTGGTAACAAAGCTGACATCATAGGAACAGCAGCTGCTTTCACAACATCGAGAAGTTTGCCAATTCTTGTAGCTATATCACTTGCACGCGCTAGCCAATCAACACTTTCACCAGGCTTAACCTCTTCGGCCACTTTTGTGAATCTACCTTGAGCATCACGTGGTTGAGGTTTTTTCTTTTTAGCAAACATAGACTTCTTTCTATCAAGGAAGCTATTTTGCTGTTGTTGACCGCCAGAAGGTTTTTGCTTTGTTTTACCTTGCACTAGCTTTCGTATAATTACTACTTCGTTAAGGATTGTTTGAAGAACATCGTTAGAAAGAGTTTCTTTCTTTTTCTTGCCTTCACCCTTTTCAAGCTTCTTTTCTTCTTTGTCTATTTTTTGGTCAAACTCTTTGATCTTTTTGTTAAGATCGTTGTCTATCTTTTCAGCAAGGCCTTCAATATCATTAACCGACTTCTCAACAGTGTCTCCAAACTCTTGGGATGTTCTGTTTAACTCTTCTTTGACATTATTAATTACACCTTGAATACTTTTTGAAGCCTTTGCTGCTTCGCCGGCAATATCTGCACGGGCATCGTTGATGTCATCAACGAGAAGCTTCTTTTCTAAATCAACATCAGCTTGAAAGCTTTTAACAGCGTCATCAAAATCACTCTTAGCTTCTTTCGAAAGCTGTTTGATTTTTTTGATATCGTTTTTAGTTTGCTCTTTGACAGACGACAACGATTCTCTAGCTGTGGATTTTATTTCCTTAACAGCTTCTGTCGATGTTTGTTTGACTGCAGCGATGGATTCTTTCTTTTGCTGCTCTAGATCTTTATCTGCCAACTTAACCTCTGTTCTTTGCTTTTAATCTTTCTTGTTCTTTTTCGAGATAATCTCGTAGCATATCAACGTAGAGGTCTCTTTCAAACGGAATCATTTCTTCGATTTCAGTTAAGGACCATTTATGGTATTGGGCTAGACCAAAATTCACCGTGTAATAGTTACTCAGTGAGTTGTGGGCTAACCCAACGTAAAAAAATCGTTCAAGTTGTCAAGAACTATTACTCTTTCGTTTCCTAAACTGTTTGTATACTTCAACTCGTGTTGAATTTTTGGCATTGTCTGAAAGAATTCTTTAATTTTCTCAAATGCAGTTACATCCAATGAATCGAGGAATTCTTGCACTTCTTCTTTTGGAGCCTCGCTCACCAAATGTGACTCAGTTCCATCTACAATCATTTCCATGCAATGGGAAACCAACTCAAAGAACACTTCTTGCTCTGAGAGGTTTGAATCAAGAGCTTGCATCAAACTAGCCTGTGGATACTTCATTACAATGGTAATACTATCTGTTACTTTGATTGTGTTTGTGTGATTGGAATTGAACACAACTTGTACTTCATCAAGGTTACAATCAACAGTATAGTTTTTATTGTCTTCGTTGTCTTTGTATGTCAGCTTGATAACATTGTTCACTGATCTTGCACGAAGTTTAATAAACACATACTCAAGATCAAAAGTAGTCAACGAATCAATATTAAACCCTTCGTTAATAACACAGTTGTTAATAACCTGCTTGATAGCATTAATTACTTCTTTTGGTTCTTCAGTTTGCTGGGCAATCAAAAGGATCTTTTCTTCTTTAACAAGAAAAGGTCTCATTTTTACTTCTTGTCTGGTTGAAGGTAGTGTCAAATCAAATGTAGGATGCGATAATTTAGGTAAAGCCATTGTATCTCCTTAAAATTTCAAATTGCCAATTACTGTCTTTGCATTATTAACAACATTAATAACGTCACCAACACTCTGTGGCTTTTTCAGTGCTGCAAATGTTTGTATAGCGGTTCCTGCTTTAATTAAAGTACCGATCAATCCAAGGTTGTTTGTTTTTCCTTGGGTGAAGTTTACTTTAGAATCTATGTCATGGATTTTAAAATATGTGTATGCAAACTGTACAGGTATTCTAACAAGATTGTCTGTGTCACCCCAGTTATATTGGATGTCTCCTATGCCAACAGGGAATGCTTCAAAAATATCAAACGACATTAGTTGATCAGAATTCTCGTTGTAGGTGAGCAAGTTGATATCAGCAGCATATTCGCTCTTGTATGAATGCTCAAAAGGGTAAGCGCCAAAAGAATTCTCTGCTAATGAAGAAGGCTTTTCGTTCCACTTGACAATACTGTTTGTCCAGCTGTAAAAGAATTTGTATATGTCGCCAGCCTGGTCACCAATGAATGAACAGTTGAAACCTCCAAACTGTGCACCGTGTACAACTCTTTCAGTCATACCATAACCATGTCTCATAACTTCTGAAGTGTTGAGACTAATACCAGGCACATTAGCATTCTCACAACGAAGATTCAGTAGTTTGGTAGTTTCTGAAAACACCGTAAATCTTTGAAGGATCGGTGGAAGGTTGAATCTGACTTCAAACCTATTGGTTTTTGAATAACCTTTTTTACCAAGGTTAGAATAGAATTCACCAATCTTGTTATCGAAGTTGGCTTTCTTGTTACTAAGCCCAATGAACGAGCCAACAGCAGCTGCTGTTCCAAGAACATTCATTGCGGTATCGTATTTTCCGGCCACTATCTGCTTCCTTCTGAATCGTACTTTTTAATATGTCTTCTTGAATCTGCGTGTACTTTTTGCTTTGTTGATTTAACAAAACGAGCTGTAGGTAAGAAAAGTGCTACATCCCATTGTTCTGCTGGTATAAAAAGTAACCTTGATTTAACATGACTATTTAGATACTGTTTCACACAAGGTTTAAACATACTGAACTTTGAGGAACTTTCTAGTATTTGGTACGAAAGTCTTAGTTTGGTTGTTTCGTTATATTGTTTGTTGTTGGTCAATAAATACAAGCTGTCCATCATTCTTGCTCTATAATCAAGAGGAAGATAGTGAAGATTCAAACCGTAGAATCCTTCGTTTGTAATTCTAAACGGAAATACAAGCGGAAAACGGTCGTAATACGGAAGATCTTGTTTAGTCTTAGGATCATACTGGAACATATACATGAACCCTGGTCTAGCCTTTGTAGTAAGGGTTTCACCCTCTGTTATCAAGCGGTTGGGAGAACGCACAACAGTTTGTCTGGCTTGTTCTCTAAACCAATCTCTGGCTTCGGTAACACGGCCAGGAAGCACACCGATGCTCTTACCTTGTTCTAGTATATTTTGAAATAGTTGTGCCATTATCGTTGTAATCCTAAGCTGTATTCGTCCATAATCATAAACTTCCAGTTCCTGTCTAAACAATACTCTTCTGCGGCTTTCCATTTAGCGCTATTGATACCCCAAGTTTTTACTTCAGTAATATAACGTCTTGTTGCTTTCTTTTGAGGCTTTGGAGCAATAGTTTGAGCACGTGGTTTCACTTCTAAAACAAGGACTTCCGTCTTTCCATTTACTGTTTGCTTCACCCAAAAATCTGGAAAGTATCTGTGGACTTTGTTATCTATTGGAGATCTGTAAGGGATTGAAAACTCCTCGCTGCTCCATTGAACGACGTTTGGATGGTCGTCTAAATACGCCATCAGTCTACATTCCCACGATGATCTATAAATAATCTTTGTAGGATCACCTTTGTATTTTGCAGGATTTTTAGGTTTGAAGAAGCCTTTATAACTCATAGGAACTATTTATGCCAGAGGATTTCAATTTTAACCAAGTTGCTTCGACCGTCAGCGAGAAATTAGCTGCTGGTGCAAGGGAAGCAACTGGCGCCATTAATGGAATTGCTGGTTCTATTGCGGCAACTGTTACGCCACTTGGTTCTGCTATGAATGCTTTGACTACACAGCTAGGACCACAGCTAGGTCCAAACCTATCTCCACAAGGTTTGAATGCTGCTGTTTCGCAGTTTGTAAGAACTCTTGATCAAACAACAATGTTTAGAGGTCTTCCAGCTCCAAAATTAGAGGTTGTTCAAGAAAAACCTGAACAAACAAGACTAAGCGAAGACCCATCGATACTTAAATTCCCGAGTGATCTTGGTAAGCATTTTGTTCAGCTAACATTCAAATCGTTTAGTCAAAACTCTCCTGTTGACAGAGTGAAAAA